CAACCAGAAGAACATCAACAGGTGCATCATCTACATCATCTACATCATCTACATACAAATCTGCCTTTGATAAAGAATGTGAGAAAAAGTTTGAAGAGATTGATGGTAGACTCGATGCATTAGAGTCAAAGTCACATACACCTTGTGGTGGTGGCAATAAGTCCGATTCTAAAGTAGAAGAAAGATTGGAAGCACTGATTTCTTTTCTTAAGAAAGAGCAGAATATTCCTCTCTGAGTCTTGGATAGACTAAAAAATATCCTGGTGGAGTCACCCCCCTAAAATGCCCGTGATGGAGACACGATAAAAACCCTGGTCGGTGAAGGATCCCCTTCAATCCCGAGAGTTTACAATTTCTCTTAAAAAATTGTTGGTGCGGATGGAGGAAACTCCCGCCCTGTTTCTTGCTTCAGGACAAAGAGCAAGTGGTGCGGCATGTATAGACCCTTATAAGGACCCTTGACAATAAGGGTCTTTTTTTGTATGATATATAGGAAGCAAATAATTTTTTTTATGTCTGAATATAAGAAGACAGCACTGGTATTGGGAGCTGGTGGATTTATTGGAAGTCATATGGTAAAACGTCTCAGGTCTGAGGGTTACTGGGTACGTGGTGTTGACCTGAAGCGTCCAGAATTTTCTTCTACAGAGGCAAATGAATTTGTTCAAGGTGATCTGAGAAATCGTAATTTTGTTGATAGAGCAATTCGATTTAAGGGTTATCAAGGTAACTTTTATAATTCTGTTCCTCAGCAATATGATCAAACTTTTGATGAGATCTATCAGTTCGCTGCTGATATGGGTGGTGCAGGTTTTGTTTTCACAGGTGAGAACGATGCAGACATTATGCACAACTCCTGTAGTATTAATTTGAATGTTCTTGAATCTCAAAAAGAACTGAATAAATATACCGTCAAAAATACCACCAAGATTTTCTATTCTGGATCTGCATGTATGTATCCAGAGTACAATCAAATGGACCCTAACAACCCAGATTGCCGTGAAGAATCAGCATATCCAGCAGACCCAGATTCGGAATATGGATGGGAGAAACTCTTTAGTGAGAGACTCTACCTCGCTTACAATCGCAATCATGGTATCCCTGTTCGTATTGCTCGGTATCATAACATTTTTGGTCCCGAAGGAACTTGGGACGGAGGAAGAGAGAAAGCTCCAGCTGCAATCTGCCGTAAAGTCGCTCGACTCCCGGAGGTCGGTGGAGGAATCGAAGTGTGGGGAGATGGTGAGCAGACTCGTTCTTTTCTTTACATTGATGAATGCTTAGAAGCAACTCGTCGTTTGATGGATTCTGACTTTATGGGTCCTGTGAATATTGGTTCGGAGGAGATGGTGACTATCAATCAACTGGTAGATATTACTGCAAAAGTTTCTGGTAAAGTAGTTCAGAAAATTCATAAAATGAATGCCCCAACTGGTGTTCGTGGTCGTAATTCAAATAACGATCTTATTCGTGAGAAACTTTGGTTCGATTATAGTCAAACTCTAGAAGAGGGTATCGCTAAAACTTATGATTGGATTAAGGGGCAAATTGTCAAATGAAGATATCAATTGCAATTCCAACTTGGGAGTGTTATGGTAGAGGTGCAGAGTATCTTAATGATCTTCTTAGAACTATTCAAATACAATCCCATAAAGATTTTGAGGTTTGTATTTCTGATCACAGTATAGATGATGAAGTTCTAAAAGAAGTCAAACAATTTGAAGACAAATTTGAGATTGTTTATGCTAAGAATGAAAATGATAGAGGTAATGGACCTGCAAACACAAACAAAGCAATTGAGATGTGTTCGGGAGATATTATCAAAGTTATGTTTCAAGACGACTTCTTTTATGACACTGAGTCATTAGAAAAAATTCACTCTGAATTTGAGAAGAATGATGACATGTGGTTAGTTAATGGTTGCAATCATACCAATGACGACGGATATAATTTTTATTGGGAAATGTATCCCAAATGGAATGATAATTTACTCAATGGTGTGAATACTATTAGTTCACCATCTGTTTTATCTTTTAGAAAAGAAGTTGATAGTAGGTTTGATGAAAATCTTGTTTACTTTATGGATTGTGAATTTTACTATGGAATGAATGAAAAGTATGGTAGACCAATATTTTTGAATGATGTCTTAATATCGAATAGAGTTGGAGATTATTCTGTAACGACAAATGTTTCACATAAGAATAGAGATTACTATGTAAATAAAGAAACAAAATACTGCAAGGAAAAGTATGGATTGTAAAGTTGAAGAATATAAAGATCCTTTTGATCATTGGATCATAGATCAGTTTTTCGATACCGATACTGCTAAGACACTATCAAATAGTTTTTTGGAATATAATAGTGATGAATGGTGGAACTATAATAATCCAATCGAAAACAAAAAAACAATTCAAGATTGGAGAAAGTTTCCTTTAGAAATCTATCAAACTTTTCAACATCTTTGTTCACAAGATTTTATTGGATTTCTTAAAGAGGTGACAGGTATTAAAAATCTATATCCCGACTATGGTTTACATGGTGGAGGACTTCATATTCATAATAGAGGTGGTAATCTTAATATCCATAAAGACTATTCCATACATCCAAAGTTAAAATTACAGAGAAAACTTAATCTTATAATTTACCTATCTGAAAATTGGAGTCCTGAGTGGGGAGGTGGATTACAATTCTGGTCTCATAACGATCAGAAAAACAAACCTGATCAATTAGTTAAAAATATTGACTGTTTGTTTAACAAGGCTGTATTGTTTGACACTACTCAAAATTCTTGGCATGGATTACCAAATCCTTTACAATGCCCAGAAGATAAGTACAGAAAAAGTATCGCAATCTATTACTTAACTGACGTTGATTATAATTGTGAGGAGAGATATCGAGCACAATTTGTACCTAGAAAGGATCAAGAAAATAATTCGGATATAATTGATTTGTGCAGAGAGAGATCTAAATTATGGAGATCCCATTTACTTGAATGATGTTTTGATTACAAACAGAGTACATCCAAATCAAATTTCAAGTACATATAATAAAAACATTCAAGACGAAATTGATTATTGTCTTGATAAGTATGCTACTATTATTGAGAGTTGAAAAAAATGCCTAGAAGTGACTACGAAGGAAAGGATCAGATTCGCAAATGGATTTCTGATGTAACACCAAAACATAATAAGATTTTAGATATTGCTGTTGGTGAAGGAACCTATCTCAACCTATTCAAGGGTCTTGAGAACCTTCAGGGATGTGAGTGGTATGGTATTGAAATCTGGGAACCTTGGGTTCCGAAGTATAAACTGAACGAAATCTACGATCAGTTTTATCTACAAGATGTAAGGACATTTGATTACAGTAAAGTTGGTCAAACTGATATTACCTTTGCTGGTGATGTTATCGAGCACATGAAAAAAGAAGAAGCACTTAAACTTGTTAATAATCTTTTAGAAATCTCAGATAATCTATACCTAAGTATTCCCATTATCTACATGCCTCAAGGTGCAGATGAAGGTAATCCTTATGAAGTTCATGTCAAACCCGATTGGTCACATGAAGAAGTAATGGAATCTTTTCCAAAAATTCAGGGATACTGGGGTGGACCTAAGATTGGAGTTTATCATTTGAAGCGATGAATATAGTTACTTGTTCTGATAAGAATTATATTCCTGGTGTTATTGCTCTTTATAACTCCTTGAAAAAAGTTCATGGGTCTGATTATGATTTTTATCTCTTAGCAGATGGAAAACCAGAAGACTTTAAAGTCTTTGAGGGTACTGATGTAAATGTATTATTCAACCAATCTTTAGACAAAAATCCAAAGGGTGGAGAGTGGAAAGAAGAATTGCCTTGCATGTATTCAAGAGTTCTTATTCCTAATATATTTGAAGAGAAGTATGAAAGAAGTTTATACTTGGACGCAGATACATTAGTGATTGGTGATATCTCTGAATTGGATAAAATTAAATTGAAGCATGAGATTGCTGCTTTACCTAACTCTGCATGTTTTAATACAAGCAAAGCAAAGAATAGTTATCAATTTGAGAAGTGGGATAGACCTGATAGAGAACTATTAAATTATGATAGTATAAATTCCGGTGTTATTCTCTTTAATAATAAAAGATGGGTTGAGAATGAAATGACTTCTAAGTTTATAGAAGTCATTAACGATACTAGAATCTCTGCTAAGTTTGTCGTTCAAGGTTATATGTCTATAATCTTAAAAGGTAATTTTGATTTTCTGGGTAAAAAATATAACAAATCATTATCCAGTGATGTATCATTCTTGAAAGATGACAATAGAATTGTCCATTATATTGGTGGTAGGAGATTAAAGAAACCCTGGGAATACGGGGAAACAAAACTTGGATATATAAACTATTGGAAACAAAATTATCTTGACGGAAAAATTTTATGAAAGTCTTAGTTACAGGTGGAATGGGATTCATCGGTCGTTATGTTGTTGAAGAACTTCTTACGAATGGACATACTCCTATCATATTTGATCACCACAGAAGATTAGCAAAAGAATATCCTGAAGGTGTGGAAGTTTTTCATGGGGACATTATGGATGACGTTGCTGTTACTGAAGCAATGGCACACTGTGAGTCTTGGATTCATTTAGCAGCTGTTCTTGGAACACAAGAAACAATTAAGAATCCAAGACCTGCTGCAAAATCAAATCTTGTAGGTGGTCTCAATATTCTAGAGGCAGCAGCACAATACAATCTTCCTGGAACGTATATTGCTGTTGGAAATCACTGGATGAACAATACTTATTCTATTACAAAGACAATGATTGAAAGATTCATTGACATGTATAACAGGAATAGGGGGACGAAGATTAATATTGTCCGTGTTGTTAATGCATATGGTCCAAGGCAACTTGCAGCAGAACCATATGGTTGTGGTAAGGTAAGAAAGATTACCCCTGCATTTGCTTGTAGGGCAATTTTGGGTCACCCCATTGAAGTTTATGGTGATGGCAAACAAGTCAGTGATATGGTTTATGTTGGTGATGTTGCCAAAGCACTTGTTAGAGCAACGGAGAAGGCAAAGGAAGGCGTGGTATTCCCCCGTGTTGTAGAGGTTGGCCCCACAGAAAATAAAACTGTCGGTGAGATTGCTGAACTTATCAATGAGATTGCTGGTGGTAAATCTGAGATTGTGAATTTACCAATGAGACCAGGTGAGAATGTTGGTGATAGAGTTACTGCAGATAACTCAACTCTTAGTCTTGTTGAAATGGATCCACTAGATCTAGTTCCTTTGAGAGAAGGTATGGAAAAAACAGTTGCTTATTTTGATCAATACTTAACGGAAACAAATCAAAAATGAACATTGAGTTGAAGGATATATCTGGAACTTTTCCCTCAGAACCATGTGTATTTGCTGCTTGTGATAGCAAATACTTTTTGGATCATGCATCTCCCTTTTGCAATTCTGCACACAAGGCAAATATGCCTTGCCATGTTCATATTGTAAATCCAAGTGAAGAAGTACTTAAGCAGTGTGAGATCTATAAGCAAAAGATCTCAACTCCACTGACCTTCACTTATAATTATATGGATATTCCAGAAGATTCTGATGCAATGAAGTGTACTTATGCATCCTTAAGGTTCTTTGTTCTTCCACATCTTCTGGAAAAAATTGAAAAGATCATGGTCCTTGACATTGATTGTATGGTCATGAAGAGTTTTATCTTTCCAGAAAAACCCTGTGGTCTTTTTGTGAGACAACCAGTAACTTATCTTACTGATTGGATTCGAGAGGGCACTAAGATTGCTGCTGGTATTGTTTACTTTGATAAGTCATACATTGATAAGACTAAGAAGTTGATTGAGATTATTAACTCTCTACCAAAGACTTGGTATGCAGATCAGGTAGCATTGAATAAACTTCTCACTGAGCATATCAATCACGAAGATGTATTTGTATTTAATGGTAACTTTATGGATTGGAACTTCATAGAAGGAACAGTTATCTGGACAGGAAAAGGTAAGAGTAAGTATGATAATCCAAAGTATGTTGCTATGAAACAAGCAATGTCATTATGATAAGAAATATCCATATTTGGTTGTGGGGTGTAGTTGCCGAGATAGAGTATGTTCTATACCCGTGGAAGAAAAAGAATCCCCCTCAGTGGGCAGTTGACAGATACAAACTTGATAATGGTATGGTGGAAAATATAGATAATGAGTACCTGTATTTTGATTGGTTAAAATCACAAGAACAAAAAATTCAAAAGATTGAAGAAAACATTATTTTTATTACAAAAGAACTGGGGGAATTGAAAAATGGCAAATGAACTGGTAGAAATCATTGAAAAATATAACATGAATGGTTTCCAAGGGAGCTACAGTTCTTCTGGAAAACATCTTGGTGGATGGGGAACTGATAAGAATGATTGGCATGGGTACTGTGATTATTATGTAGAAGCACTTACAAGATTTAAAGATAGTGAAGTTTCTGTATTGGAAATTGGAACTAACTATGGATGTTCTGCTATTTTATGGCACGACTTTCTCCCAAAATCTAAAATGCTTCTTCTTGATATTCAAGAGACTATGAATGCAAAGTGTTGGGAGATCATGGATAATGATCGATTTACATATGTTAACTGTGATGCCTATGATGAAGACACTCCTGAAGAAGTACGTGGGGTTGTTCCTGGTGGATTCGATATTATCTTCGATGATGGTCCACATACTGTAAAGTCTCAACAGGAATGTATTGAATACTATCTTCCAATGTTGAATGACAATGGAACTATGTTCATTGAAGATATCCAAAGTGTTGATGACTTTGATGAGTTGCAGAATACTTTTGATGAAGTAAAAGGAACTCTTCCTGGAAATTATTCATGTGAAAGAGTTGATCTGAGATATGTTAAAGATAGGTACGATGATTTAATTTTTGTTATTAATCGAGTTGATGAATGAAAAGTATAATTTTATGTACAATGACTAGGAATCATCTTAGGTTTTTGATTCCTATGATTGAAACTATATGTGATATGGGTCATGAAGTTTTATTGTATACAAATTTTGGTGAGATTGGAAATGATACCCTTTCATATAAAGTCAATGAGTTTTCTGAAAAGTATAAAAGGTTTTATGTTTTAGATTTACGTGATGAAGAAAGAGTAATAGATTATTCTAAAGGTGCTAACTCAATGTTAGTTACTTCAGGAACCAGTAACGTTTATCATAGTATTGATTATAATCTTTGCAAAAAAGTTAAGTGTAAGACCTTTGCAATACAACATGGAATATCTCAAGAGGGGATAACTCGACTACCAAAATATCATTTCAGTGCAGATAAAGTAATTGCATGGATTAAAGAAGAAAATCTTCATCCAGATGTTTCTACACCAAAAGAAAAATTTATTTTTGTAGGTGTTCCAGATCATTATTATGACAGTGATATGACTCCAATCGAGGATTCAAAAGTATTTTTCTTTACCAATGGATTTGATAAACCTAATGATCAGGACATTAAATTAGATACCAGTAAAGGTGAATGGAAGGGTATATATACTACAAAATGGAAAGAAGAAACCTGGGATAAGATTCTTACTTTGTCTCATGGTTCTTGTTATTTTGTGAGACATCCAACATGCAGTGGGGGAAAAATACATCCAAAACTTTCATATCTTCTCAAGAAGAAAAATATGCATCTGGTTGATAACACATGGTTATCAGAGAATAACATTAATAGATCTCAATTATATTCAATTGCATCAAAATATTATGTAACCTATCCATCAAGTTGTTGGGTTGATTGTATGCTAAATGATGTTGACTATGAAGTCTTTGTAGATTATAATTCTAACGTTGATATCTTATTTGAAGAGTCCCTATGTGGAATCAATAAGACAAATGAAATCTGTAATCTATTATTAGAATGAAGCAAGGAAAAGTGTGGGGTATGACGGAACTTATCTGTGCAAATCATGCATTGGAATTCCATCGTATCGATTTTAAAAAGGGTGGTGTTTGCTCAAAACACAAGCATAAGTTTAAATGGAATGGTTTTTATGTTGTTTCTGGTAAATTATTGATTCGTAACTGGAGGCACTGTCAGGATCTTCTTGATGAAACTATTCTTGGTCCTGGAGAATTCAATGCTGTTGAACCGGGATATTATCATCAGTTTGAAGCACTTGAAGATGGTCTTGCCTTTGAGATATACTGGGCAGAGTTTGACCATAATGATATTGAAAGAGAACATTTCGGATTTAATAGAAATCTAAAACCAGAAGGACGTGTAGAAGAGACATGATAGGTTTTAATCATCTTGGAAGACTGGGACAACTCGGTAATCAGATGTTCCAGTATGCGGCAACCAAAGGTATTGCTAGAAAATTAGGTGTTCCATATACCATACCAGATCATACTGAATCTATAAGGGATGCTCTCGGTAATAATTTGCACATCGAATTGTTTAAATGTTTTAATTTCAAACCAGAGAATACTGGATTGATTCCCTCTGATAAATTCTTATCGGAGGAAGGATTTCACTATCAGAATAAATTTTTTAATGCTGATAGGAGGAATGATTTTTCACTCTATGGTTTCTTTCAGACGGAGAAATACTTCAAACATATTGAGGATGAGATTCGTCAGGACTTCAAGTTTAACTCAACTATTCAAGGAGAGTGTGAACCTATTGTTGATGAAATATTTGATCAAGGTCCTATTGCTTTACACATTCGTAGGGGAGACTTTCTGATCAATAGTGGAAATCACCATAACCTTTCATTGGATTATTATGAGGAAGCACTAAGTAAGTTTGCTCCAGATCGGGAAGTGATTTTATTTTCTGATGATATATTCTGGGCTTGCTCTCAAGAACTATTCAAACCTGATAGATTCATTATGTCCGAGGGTAACAGTTCTTATCACGATCTTTATATGATGACTCAGTGTAGTGACTTTATTATTGCTAACTCTACTTTCTCATGGTGGGGTGCATGGTTAGGAAACACTGGTAGAGTGATTGCTCCCTATAAATGGTTTGGTCCTAATAATGCACACTTAAATACTCAAGACTTGTATCCTAAACACTGGGAGATTATTGATAATGGATAGAAATAAGGCTGTCTATAAGTTAAAAAACTTTGGTCCTGTTTATTGTATCAATTTGGATGATGCAGAGGATAGGTGGAATTGGATGGAAGACCAGTTTAAATACTGGGAAGTCGATAACTACACACGTATTGCAGCATACGATGGACGTGAGGATGATCTTGGATCTATCCTAAAAGGAAAGTATCCTGACATGATGTCATCACGAGAGATTGGATGTACAACCTCACACCTAAAAGCACTGAAGCATTACTTAGACACATCTGATTCTCCATATGCAATTATTATGGAAGATGATTGTGATCTTTCTGTTGCTAAGTATTGGAACTTCACATGGTCTGAAATCTATGGGCATTTCCCATATGACTGGGATGTAGTACAACTTGCAATTATTTGTACGGGTGATCTTCACGTTAAACTTCACAAGAGATTTGTGAATGACTTTTCAACTGCTTGTTATGCAATTTCTAGGTATCATGCAGAGAAACTTGTAAGGTTACATTGTAGAGGAAACTATTATAAGATTGATCATGGTGTCAAACCAAGACCAGTAGCAGATGATTTGGTTTACAACTCTGGCAATACCTTTGCGATTCCTCTTCTCCTTTACAAAGTTGAGTTTCCTTCTGCAATTCACCAAGATCATGTTCACATTTTCCACAAACAAAGTCATGATGGACTCTGGCATTTCTGGGAACAGAATGGAGCACGATTATCTGCTTCAGATATTATGAATTATGATCCATATCTTGGTCGCGTGACAGAAGGATCAAAACCAGTTGACAAAACTTAATGTTTACTATATAATTATGTTGTAATTCTTTACAAGAGTAAATGACTGTTACTACTGAAGACGGTGGACGCCAAAACATGTTTGCCAGTGAACCACAAATGTATATCTCTAAGACCGACGCAGAGCGTTACGGTTATGAGACATATGCAGAACGTGCAGAAAAAATGAATGGTCGCTTCGCAATGATGGGAATTATTGCTGGGTTTCTTTCATATGCAATCACAGGCAAATTCTTTTTTGGACTTGTATGACTAGTTACTTGACAATTGGACATTTTATCTTTACAATAACGAGCATTGCCTTCCTTGTATTGTTGGCATACTCTGTAGAAAATTTATCTGAAACTTACTAATGGAATTTAATGTTACTTTTCGTGCTCCTGACGGCACAGAAACAAATGTAACCTGTCAAGATGATCAGTATCTTCTTGATGCTGCTGAAGAGGGTGGTCTGGATCTAAATTATTCTTGTCGTGCAGGTGCTTGTTCATCTTGTGCAAGCAAGATCGTATCCGGCACAGTTGATCAAAGCGATCAATCTTTCTTGGATGATGATCAGATTGAAGAGGGGTTTGTTCTTACATGTGTAGCATATCCAACTTCTGATATTGTAATTGAAACCGAACAAGAGGAAAATCTTTACTGATGCACGGAAATCTTGAACCTGAAGATCGAGTATTGAGCACTTCATCTGTTTATGAAATGATCTCTTCTCTTATCCAAAAATATGAGTGGGAAGATGGTGATGATATCGTGGTTGAATCAGCAGGTGTTTCAATCTCTGGCATTGATGTTGGTGAGAACTACAATAAAAAGTGGCAATCACCAATTGGAACTCGTAAGTATAATAAGGATGCTTTCATTGTTATTAAAAACCTTTCGAAAAATCCATTTGAACCTTCTAAACCTATGGGTGACGAATTCAATCCTAAGCATACCTACGAACCAGTTAGCAAACGCAATGCCGAATCCCAATCAACTTTATGAAGATATGAAAAGACTTAATTCATTATATGAGGAACTCTGTTGGGACCATGATGATGAATTAGTCTTTACTCACGAAAACAACAAAGTCATTATTTACAATAAAACACAGGAGAAAAACAATGAACGAAAACGCAGAACGTATTAATGGTTGGGCAGCAATGCTCGGAATCGTAGCAGCAATGGGTGCATATGCCCTTACTGGCGACCTGATCCCTGGAATTTGGTAGATTTATTACGCAACTACTTATTTTTATAAATAATTAAAAGTAGTTGCGTAATACTATGTCTGGTAAAGGAAATCCAAAAGGAAATATTCCTTGGAATGCTGGAAGAAAAGGAACATACAAAAATGCTGAATATCATATTAAACCTAATGGTGAAGTATGGTCAATCAGGAAAAAGAGATGTTCTTTACTTGAAGGATGGATAACACAAAAAGGTTATCGTTCTTACAGCATAAATGGAAAGACAATTGAAGGACATAGATTAGTTGCTAAAAAGTATCTGCCAAATCCTGACAATAAAGAACAAGTAGATCACATCAATAGGGTTAGACACGATAATAGAGTGGAAAATCTTAGATGGGCTACAAGACAACAAAATTGTGAGAATAGAATATTTGGTGGAACTGAGCAACAAGCAATAGAATATTTACAAAGTTTAGGTTACACAATTACAAAGGAGAAACAAAATGAAAAATAAAATAATTCCCGGCATCTGGTGATGACAACCGAAACAATCCTACAGATTTTTTCGGTTATCGTAGTGGTGGGAGTTGTCTTTTGGTTATTGGATGACCCCCACGATGATGACGATACGCCAGACAAAGGCATGATGATTCCAGCATATCAGAGGGGCAATTAGTCTCTCTTTTTTTATAAATACTCAGGTATCAAATATTTCTAAAACCAGTGCTTGGAGATAAACCCAAAGCAAAGGTAGACGAGAAAGAAGACCACAGTGAAGATAAGAGTGAAGTTCTTGCTAATTTAGTGAAAGTAGTTGTACTCATATGGTCAGCATCTCTTCTCACTTTCAGTTACGTCAGACTTCCAAACGGTCAAAAGATTCTTGACTTTGACCCTACCTTTATTGCATCAGTCTTCTCTGGATCACTTGCTGCATTTGGATTATCTCCTGCCAAAAATGGCGGTTCTGTTTCTTTCAAACCAGTAGCAAAAAAAGAACCAGAAGTTGTTTCCGCAGTTGAACCTAAAAACCATGCAAAAACTGATTAACATCGTTGCCCTACTATCAGGACTGGTATCACTATCAGTCGTTGGTGGTGGGGTTTATCTGTATAAGAATGCAGATGTCCTCATCGAGGATGCTAGAGAAAAGGCTACTCAAGCAGCAGTAGAAGCAGTATCTGCCGCACTACCTAAGTTAGTTGAAGCTGCTATTCCAGATGTTCCAGAATTACCTAAAACAACTGGTCCTGCCATCCCATTCTGATCGTGTTTAAATCCAAGAAACCGACCGAGCAAGTTACCGAGCAAGTACCGAGCAAGTCAAAATTTCCAATCAAAGGAATTGCAATCGGTATAGGTGTCTTGGTAGGAATTTCTCATATTGGATTGTTGGGATATGTTTTAAGACCACAAGAATCAATTCAACAACCCCCTGCATTTAATCTGCCTCAGGGTCCATATTCTTCTTACAAAATAAAAGTTGGTAAGGAAGGATATGAGATTGAGTATAAAGCAGATGACCCTAAAGTATTAACATCTGAAAGGTCTTCTGGTTTAGATAAAACTAAAAAAGGATTTCTTGGTGGAGGTTCTGAAAAGAGAACTGAATATCGTCGTGATGAATTTACCAGAGAAGGTGCCCGTAATACCGGTGCAGGAGGTGCTGTTGAAGACAGCAAGGGAAAGTCTGCAAAAGAGATAGAGTGTATCGTGGCGGACGCTGGCGCACGATCACAAGGTGCGACGGTGGGTAGTGCTCTTGCTACTGGTCTTGCCGTTCCTGCTCTTTCTAGTATCCCTTATGTTGGATTCTTAGCAGGTGGTTGGGCATTACTATTGGGAAATAAAGCAGGATCAGAACTCGGTTCGCAAGTTGGATCTGTATTTAACGATTGTTGACTTTCTTTTAATAAGGTAATACTTAATTAAAAGTTGGTCAGAGATGTTAAATAATATAAATCTTGGAGGTTATTATGTCTCAATCTGCTTATCGTAAGAAAATGAAGAAAGATGCTTCCGATCAATTCTTTCTTTATGTTGCCTTTCATTCTGCTTTGACTGCTGTTATGAATTTTTTTAACGACTAATGGAAATAAAACCAATTGGTATTGCTGATATTAATATCAATGTTCGTAGATTGAATATACCAGATGCGAATGTTTTTGATGTGAGCACACCTTCAACTGCGATACCAGTTGCACCTCCTGTTGTATTAAATCTTGGCACTCCGGTTGTTG